CAATTAGTTCTGGATATCCTGGACATGCTAGTAAATTAAACACACGAGCCTCTTCACGAATGTCTCTTGAACTATTTGTAACTGCTTGTAGACTTTGTACAACCACTCTACGCTGTGCCATACGACCAAAATTACCGGCACCGTTTTGTTGATTACCACTGACAGTTACCCAACGATGAGGATAGTAGTCATCCATTAAAGGATTTTCTGGATCACCATTAATATTAAGAACTGTTATTCTTGGATTTGTTGCATCTAAATTAATATAATTTTGTTTGAATTCTTTTACGTTAAATCCACTACGACGCATATTCCATAACAGCATACCTTTTGGATACAGTGCTGGATCTGGAGCATCTGGGTCTAGATGATCACTTGTTAATAGTTCAACGATTGTAGCATCACCTTCTTGACCATCTGTATTCCAACGTGCATCTGCAAATAAAACACCATCTTCGGTACTTTGATCTGTATCATCTAGTAATACCCATCTTGTAGCTATTGGTGTAGTTTTTGTAGCATCAAACCTATGAATTTTAGGATAATTTTCTAAATCACTGGTATCAATCCATAGATCACCATCTTCAAGTTGTGAACCATCACTCTGTAGTACAGGTGGTGTAGCACCAACTAAAGGACCCAATGGATCAGTGTTAGATACACCATTAGCATATCCTACCCAAGTATTACCGTCATGAATCATAATATCTACTTCATCAACTACACTGCTATACCACAATGTACCATCTTTGGTCAAGCTTGTTGGAGCATCTTTACTGGCAGTAAATCTTAGTGGTTCCCATTGACTGGCTAACCAATCATAGCCACTGGCTGCTGGGGCTGTAAATAATGAAGGGTTAGTTGTTCCTCCAAACATAGGCACAAGACTTGGAACAAATCCGCTATCGTTTAATCTAAAATCTCCACCTAACTTGTGACTGATAACAACTCTATTTTTAGAATCTACACTAGCTGTAATATTAATAAATCCAGCTCTATTAATTGCTGATGCAATTAATTCAGCATCTTGATCATTGCCTAAAGTATTTGCTGTAACTGCTTTATTTGGTGAAAGATCTTTTTGACCTGCTAATGATTCTGATATATCTATTCTAATTAACCCTATTGAAAATGTACTATTACCAATAACTTTACTGGTTATAGTAGTTGATCCAGCAGCACGTTTTCTATATATTGTAAAATTAGCACGATCTGGACTATCAAAATCCAATGATGCAAACCCTTCATCTAAATTAGTCTTTGTATAAAGAGTACCTACAGGAATATTGATACCACCTGCTCTATCAAACTTGTAAATGGCGCTGTGTCCATTCTCTAATAAAGGAGCATCCATTAATTCAAAACTATCATTATCTTCATTATATTTTTTAACAATAAGTTTTGCTCCGCCCGTAGCCTCTGTAGTTTTAATCCATAAACTACCAGTAGGTCTTGGTTCATTATCAGCTGTTTTAAATGAGGGAACTGATGTATGTGGTTGAATGGCTAAAGCTGGTCTATAATATGTTCCTTCATCTAATCCTAAAAATGGTACAGCATCATTTGATATTTCAAAACTATCATTATTGGCAAAAATAACAAGTCTATTGTTTCTTACACTTGCTGACACTCCATTAAAGCCTGCTGTACTGTTAATTGTGTTTGCCACTGTTAGAGCAGTTAGTGGAGTTCCAGGGGCTGGTGTTGGAAGAGTTATTGTAGTACCATCAATTGTTAGGTCCTTGCCTTTAGCTGCGTCAATATCAGCTAGAGTGCTTACTAGAACAGGCCAACTTTTATACCAATCTTCACTGCCTACTTGTACCCATTCACCAGCGGCAATCCCTTGATCTGTGTTGCCTGCGCTCTTAAACCAAAGAACATCTGAATCACTGTAACTTGTATCAAGATTCATTAAACTTACTAAAGCATAATCACCAACAGCACCTACACTACCTTTTGGTGTATAGTCACCAATTGAATAATCAACAACCTTTGTTGTATCACTAATAACTATAGGAGTTTTCTTAGTCCATGTTTGACCTTTACCTGTTCCCTTAGCATCACCGTTCCATTCAAACACACCCCAACTGCTATTGGCAGTATCCAACCAATGTGTACCATTTAGGGGATCAGCTTTTGGAGCATCTGCTTTAGGATTAAGAGAACCTAAATCAATGTCAGCACGTACAACGTAAGCCCTGTTACTTACACCTAAATAACTGTATGCTGCTTGTAAACCATATTCATTTTGCTCACCAGCATGAATAGGATTATTATTGGCATCAGTCTTGAAGATTGGAATACCAAAAGTTTCTGCCAAATCTCTTTGGCTAGTTATTAAGTACGCTAGTCCAGCATTGGCTTTGAGAGTACCAGGAGCAATTCCTGTATTAGCGCCGTTTGGTTTATTTTCTTGTGAAGCTACAATTATTAATGGAACTGTTGAAGGCGCAGCTGGTGTGTAAAAACTTTCGTCTACTACGGTGACTGCTACGCCTGGTGAATTTAGTTGGGCCATTGTGAGATTTCTCCTAAATCTTGCTCAAGTATTTAGCGCATTTGAGCGAAAAATACCCGTTAAGATAAGGAAAAATCCTAGCTGTCTAACTTTCTTCTGTAGAGTATAAAAAAGTTACCTTGTTGGTCACGTTAAACTGAAGTCTGTCTAGTATAATACTTTCAATTTGATTATATAGGTTATTTAAACTACTGTTATTATCAATTATGATATCAAATTCAGTACCAATCCATTTCCATTCACTAGGATGTATTCCTAAATCTTCCATATATTTAGAAGATTTTAGGTTACCCTTATTAGCATCTAAAGCGTGGTAATACCAGTTAGGTAATTCACCTCTCTGTACCCAAACTATAATTCCATTATTGTTTTTAATGGCATTAATTTCATTGGGAAATCTACAATCGCTGATGACTACATTGTCTTTGCTAGTACGTAATTTGTTTTCTAAACTGGCTATCCAAATGTCATCATGAAAAGCTTGTCTACATACTTCAGTGCCCCAATTTTGTAGTATCCATCTTGGGGTTATTTTCATACCTAAACGATTACTCCACCAAAAGTCTACTTGTTCACGCCATTCCCTACTTTCCTTAGTACGACCTTCTAGTAGGTCACGGTCCCACCCAAATACAGCGGCTACAGCATCCTTAAGACTACGAGCAAAACTCTCCCTACGAAACTCATGAAAGTTAACAAGATAATCAGCAATAGTATCTTTACCGCTACCAATCAAGCCACAAATACCTACAATCATAGTTTACTCCTTTCTACGATTTTAGTGGAATTAAATTGTAAAGTCAAGACTTATTTTAACCAATGATGAAAGTATACCCAGTACCACCTGCTACGTAGGTGTCTATTTCTTTTTCTAACTTTTCGATTTCTTCTTTAGCTGCCGCTTTTAAATCTGCTCCATTTAAACCACCTGCGCCGCCTGGACCAGCTATTTGACTAAATTTACTACGAGCTTCACCTAGCATTAGTTTACAGTTGGCCAGCGTGTAATCTTTGAACCATTGACTGGCATATCTATCTTGTAATAGAATATAGTCAGGTCTATGATTATATCCACGTATTAAAACCTGTTCACCATCCCCGTAAGCTCTTTGTAAAATTCTCAGTGTATGTGTAGTTGGGATCCATTGGAATTCAATAAAAGCTCCAAACATACGACCAACTAGTTCTTGATACTGGGCAAACATATCATATGTGGCAATACCACCTAGCATAGTGCTGTTCAATAGATATGTATTTGTATAGGCTAAGTTGAATGGCTCAAACTGTGTTCCTCCACTACCACCTGCTGTTCTACTACCTATTGTACGACGATAAATGCTACGAACTTCTATTATTTCTTTAGGTAATCTATAGTCGTTAGTGTCTTCTTTTAGTTCTAAAAAATAAAATGCTTCTTCCACGGCATTTGGACTTTTTTGTCTAAATTTAGCTAGAGCACGGTCTAATGCAATTTCGTAATGATCCGGGTCTAATTCCACATCAATCATGCCATCACCCAGCATGGTCCTACAATATTTGTATACTTTTTCACGCTCTAATGTAGTTGATTCTGACATATTA